ATACGATACACGCCGACCTTGGTCCAGCTCGCGGCAACGCTCGGATCGGTGCCGCGATAGATCGCAGCCTCGCCCTCGGTGGTGACGAATACGCACTGCTCGTTGAGGCCGTCGCCCGACTCGGTCGACCAGGAGGAGCCGAACAGCAGCGAGCCGCCGCGGGTGAACACGCCGCCGAGCGGCAATTCGACGGCGGCGCCTCCGATGCTGTCGGCCGGCAGGTACCAGGCCGAGAGCGAATCCTTCTGGATGAAGAACAGCCGTCGTTGGTGCACCCACACGTAAGATAGCGTTTTCGGGTCAACGACGGTGATCGCCGGCGTCGTCGCGAAGCTCGTGCCGTCGAACGCCAGCGGCGTATCGGCGCCGTTGACCGCGCGCAGGAACACGCCGCCCGGCGTCGCGAATTGAACCGAAACCCAATCGCCGCCGGTCAGCCCGGTGACGACCGGCGTCGGCACCGAAGCCTGGGAGATCAACAGATTGCCGAGATCGTCGACCAGAAACTCGTTGAGATCGTCGACCAGCCAAGTCGGAACGGCGGGCGGGCTGGTGACGTCGAAGATCCCGGCTGTCAGACTGGGCGTCGCGGCGAACAGCTTTTTGTTGCCGCCATTGACATAGGCAAACAGCGAGGTCACGGGCTGCGAGCCGTCGCCGATCTGGGCGTAGACGTCGGAGCCGCCGCGCATGCGAATGCCGGTCGCTGTCGGAAAATAGTTTTCCAGCACGAAAGCGCCGTTGACAGAGGAGCCGTCGGGCAGCCGCGCGCCTGGCGTCGCCAGGTTCTGGTTCTTGATCCAGCCCCCGGTCGGCGCCGGAAAACTCGCAGCCTTCGCCATGCGCGGCTTGCGATTGGTCTGGCTGGCCGGTCTGCGCATTTACGGGCCGAGCTGGCCGGGATAGACGAGCTCGTTGCCGGCCGGCATGCGCTGCCGCCCGACGACGATCGGCCGCCGCCCCTTGTCGTTGGTAATCTCCTCGGCCTTGGCGATCTCGAAATTCGCCATGTCCTCGGAATATTCCATCCGCTTCTGCGAGCGCCAGCGCCAGATCAGGCCGAGCGTCAACAGCCGCTCCGGCAGCGCAATGCCATCAGTGTCGAGCGTGAAGCTCTTCTTGCTGCCGGCGAGACCATCGCCGAGCGAGACGATCTGGTTCGACATGTAGAAGAACCGCGCGGTCTCGCCGACCGGCATTGCCGGGAAGATCTGCATCTGGCCGCCGAGGATAATCCAGTAGCCGGGCGTGCCCGTCACCAGGTTGTCCTGGAAATAGAGCCACTGATCGAGATCTTGCGCGGCCTGAAACTTCGCCGTCTTCCAGCGGAGCGAGTGCAGCTCGGCCACCTTCGGCATGCGATCAAAGTCGGACGGCAGCGGGAACGCAATCGTCGAGCCGTCGCCTGTCAATGTTGCAAGCTTGGTGATGCCGCGCCAGTCGTAGGATCTTGCGACGTTGTCGACCGCGACCGATTGCGCAAGCTCACCGAGCTCGAGCGAGAACGGATCTGATGTCGAGAACAAGGTCGTCGGCTTGACGCCGAGCAGCCTAATTCCTGCCGACTGGGCTGCGGAGAGGACGGTCACGCGGCTTTGGTCTCGGATGTAGCGAGCTCGGTGGCGCGCGCCAGCAATGCGGCGCGGCCGGCGTTATGCGGAGCCGGTTTGCCGCTCTCGGCCTTGATGAAGTCGCGCAGCTCCTGGTCGCTGCACTCCTCGATCGACTTTTCCTTTTTGTCCCCGATCGGAGCATCGCCCTGGGCCGTCCCCGCAGCGGCGGGCGCCCTCACCTGGCTCGCCAGCGCGATCGCCAGGCTCTCCTCCAGCTGGGCGATGCGCGTGGCCATCCCGGTGACGTCGGCGGTGCCCGCCGCGGCCGAGAGGTACGCGACTGCCTGGTTCTTCCATTCGCGGCCGCCCATGCCGAGCGTCTTGAGATGGGCGCCATCGAGGCCCGCGAGCTGCTCGACGGTGTGGATGTTGAGCGCGCGCAATTCGCGGCGCTTGCCCTCGGTCAGGAACGGCGCTTCCGACAGCGGCGTGCCGGAAACAGTCTGCTGCTCGCCGGCTTTGAACTTGAGATACTGCTCGTTGTAGACCTCGGCATAGGTCCGCACGCGGCCGGCTTCTCGCGTCGCGTTCGGCTCGGCCTCATGCGCGGGAAACACCGCCCAGCACTTGAGATCGCCGGGGAAATGGATCTCGCAGACCTCGACGTCGTCGAAGATCGGCCGGCCCTTCTCGGCCGACTTGCCCGGGTTGAGCTCTTCGTGCATCCGGAAGATGACGGTGTTGGTCTTCGGCTTGTTGACTTCGGCCATGGCGGAAATTCCTGTCTGAGAGGGTGCAAAGGGTAAGCCCGCCGCGAGCGAATCGCGGCGAGCAGATATCCAGCTATCTGGATTAGGTGATCGCGCCTTGCGCGAACGGACGCTGGATCTCGACCACCGCCTGGTTCGCTGCCGGCGTGCCGGTCGCGGTGACATTCTGGGCGTTGACGACCTGCTTGCCGGCTACGGCAACCGAAGTCACCTGGCCGGCGCCGGCGAGATAGACCGGTCCGGGACCCGCGGCGAGCGTGCCGTTGGTCGCAACCACCGCATTGCCGGAGATCTGGTACCAGCCGTACTGGTTGGCGACATTGGCCGACATCGCCACAGCCACCGGCTGCGCGAGGTTGGCCGTCGCCGGCGCCAGCGCGGTCTGATAGGTCGGCGTGCCCGCGGCGTTGCCGTTCCAGGTAACGAGGGAGCCGACCACCGTGCCGGCGACGCCGAGCAGGTAGATGAATTCGCCGACGCCATAGACGGGATCGACCGCCTTGATGATGTCGCCGAGCTTTGCGGGAACGCTTTTGCCCGCGGCGAGAGACTGAGCGAGCGTGGACGCAATCGGCGGAATGCCGAGCTGCGCCGTCTGGGGAACATAAGCCATGGTTGGCTACTCCTGATGAGGGACGATGCAGGCATCGCCCTGAGATAAAAGGTCGGGGTGAGACGCTGCGCGCGAAGGCGCCCTCGCCGCGATCGCTCGCGGCGAGTCGTCAGCGGGCCGATTAAGCCGCCGGGTTGCTGTCGAAGAACTTCCACTGGAACAGCGGATTGGTCATCGTCAGCTCGCCCATGAAGCCGATGTACTGAACGACCGCGTCCTGGTTGATCGGCATCATCGAGCGGCCGATCTTGTCGAAGTTCCGCTCGGGGTGGTACCGCATCCACAGGTTATCGGTGTCGATGCCGTAGGTAGCATCCTGCGGCATGTTGGAGCCGATGCCGCCGTCCTGGACGATATCGAGCGAGCGGCCGGCGCCGAAGTACTTCAGCGACTGGAAGCCGAGCTTGCCGAGCTTCGTGACGTCGTTGACGCGCTGGATCGACACGGTCGCCGCATCGTATGCCGCATAGTGGTTCGACGACATCAGCATCAGATCTGCCGATTGCTTGCCGCGCGACCGCTTGGTCACGATCTGGTTGAGGAACGGCCGGATCGTGGTGGCCGTCACCTGGGTGCCGATCGTGGTGTTGAAGGAGTTGGCGTCGAACGACGACGTCTGCCAGATCGCATTGGAGCGGGCGATGCCGCCATACGAACCGGAGGACACCACGGTCGGGATCGCGAGCTGCAATCCGCCGAGCTCCTTGCCGCCGAAGCGGGTGCCGTTGCCCTGGAGCGAAATGTCCATTTCGTCCTTGAGCTCGTTTTCCGCGGCGTCGATGTGGGCTTCCATGACGTCGTAGAGCTGGTTGGTGCCGGAGTTGTTGAGGATTTCCTCATTCGTCAGCACCACGGCGACGGCCACCATCTTCGGGCGGAATTCGGCGTCGTTGAACAGCTCGGTCGGAGCCGAGTTGAGGAAGTCATAGCCGTTGTACCAGACGGCCGAGCCGGTCTTGTTGTAGAGCAGCCGCTCCCGGATGATCGGGCCCGAATACTCCTTCCATTTGTTCTTCTCCTTCAGCACCGCGAGCAGCGCGTTGGAGTTCGACACCAGGTCCTGGTAGCCGGTGGCGCGGTCTTCGAGCGCGAGCGACAGGATTTCCTGATTTTTCTCAACCGTAGTGAGCTGCGAGGCCATGGGCCCCTCCTGATGAATGCGGAATTACCCTGCTGCCCGCGCGGCTGCGCGTTTGAGGGCTTCCTTGATGGATGAGGAGCGCGGCTGCGCCGCCGGTTCTGAGCCGGAGCCAGGTGCGCCTTTGATGGACTTGTTGCCCTTCTCGGTCTGAGCGAGGAGGTCTCCTGCCGCGGCGGCTGAGGCCGCAGGCGATGGTTCTTCGGATGACGGTTTGGCCGCCGCCTTCGCGATGGCCGCAAGCTGAGGAAACTTCTGCAGCACCCTCTGCTCGGCATCATCGAGACTGGTTGCGCCCTCGCGCATCTCTGCGGCGATGTGGGGCGCGATGATTTCAAAATGCGGGCGGCTGTCGGCCCATTTGCTGATCTGTTCGTGCAGCGAAGTCTGTTGCTGCTGCTGGAAATGTTGCGTCACGCCGCCGACGGTCTGCTTGAGCTGGTTGAGCTCGCTGCGCAGCTCGCGGATGGTGGCGTCGGCCTGCGACTGCTGCTGGTCGGCCGGCTGCTCGAGCACGATGCGCGCGACGTCCTTGAGCGAAACGCC